GACAATTAAAATTCAAGCCAGCGCCTCTATCGCTATATTTAACGACGCTGAATATAAAAACATCATTATTTCATTTGGTAGCGCCGCTGAAGCTGCGAAATGGTTGCGGAAAAAACATCCTGAACTGTGCCGGTTCAGCGAAGATAGCACGGTTGAGAGAATTGCCAAAGCGTGCAATAAAACTACGGCATGGTGTAGCTACTACTGGAAAGCACTCTAAATAAGAAAGGAGAGTTGTGAGACATGTTAAAGATTTGGGTTGATGATATCAGATGCACATCCGACTATGATTACGTTCGATATCTTTCTACCAACAAGGTAATCGAGCGTATCAAGAAGTGCCCCAAAGGAGAGGCTATCTATCTTGACCTTGACCATGATGCCGGAGATTTTTTCTATGACGGCGGCGACTATATCAAGATTCTTGATTGGTTAGAGCAATATGTTAAAGAGGTTAAACTCGATATTACAGTTCATATCCACTCTATGAATCCTGTCGGTCGTCAGAATATGCTCCGCATTTGCCAGAAAAACGGCTGGAAAGTGGTGTGGTAAAATGCCTCGAATGAGTGGACACAGCAAAGAACGCTCTAAGCAGAGAGTGGAAGGTGTCGAAAGCGTTTCTGATGCAAAGGAGTGTGCCAAGCAGGCTTGGCATTATGGCTGCACGATCAACCAATATATCAAATATCCCAAGTTTTTCTCCTATCTTCAAAATAAGAAAGGACAAACCCGCACCTGCTCTCTCCGCATTTATAAAGACAACATCTATATCTGGAGAGGAAAACTAAGAACGCTGGTTACTGTCCACCCGATCCCCGATCGTTATAGAAAAGAAATGGAAGTGATTGACAACGAGAAAGACACACCGATTTAAAATTTTTGGGCAATTTGTTTTAAAGTCTCAGTTGGACAGAAAATCTATGACTTTGTTTATGGTCTAAATCCTGCCTACAAGATCTATTACATTCGCTCTTGGTCCGAGAATGGCGGCATCATCTATGATGTAGGCAGCCATACGGAGTTCTTTCATGCCTACATGGAGCAATTGACCTAAACAATTTTATTTGCTATAATAATTATAGACACTTGAGAAAGGGGTATTACAAAATGTGTGTTTATGTTGGCGCAATCGTTAGAGACAAGCGGTATCCCGATATGATACTCGGCAAGACCGTCTTCGTAAACTCGCAGTCTCAGACCGCGATCGTAGAAACCGCACACGGCTGGAGCGCAGTACCTCTTTATATGATCGAAACCGTAAATCAGTTTGGAGGTAGCTATGCCAGGTCGTAAAAGTCAATATTCTGCGGAACTGAATGCCCAGATTAAAACAAACCTACTTATGACACTCGAAGATGCGACCGAAGCTGATCTGCCAACTACCGACTGGTTGCAAAGAAATAATATCATTCTCTCTGGCATCACTCCGCAGAAGATGGCGAGGAGTTTGAACGAACTGTGGGAGATGGGGCTCGTGGTTAAAGGAAAAAATAAAAATGGTCGTATGGTCTATAGGCTGAAAGCCAGCATGGAAAGCGAGGGGTATACGTTCGAATGATAGCGGCTTTGTTAATTGGATTCGTGCTTTGGTTCTTTTTGGGTGGTGTTTATTGGCTAGTAACCAACACTCCGCCTGCGGGCGCGCTTGGTCATCGGGCGACGCATCTAGCTCTAAGTCACTACCTATCGAGCGCCCGCAAGTTAATTTAGGAAAGTATGACCCATGGGAGAATGGTTCATTAAAATCTTTTACTGAATAAAGAAAGGAAGATGAAATATGTCTGAGCGTTCCCTTGCTCATGTTGAGCAAATCGTAGATATCCAGCCCATCGAAGGCGCCGATAAGATCGAAGTCGCCACGGTTCTCGGCTGGAAAGTCGTTGTCGCCAAATCTGATAATTTCAAGGTTGGCGACAAGATCGTATATATCGAAATCGACTCTAAGGTTCCCGAGCGTCCGGAATTCGAGTTCCTACGCGACCGCAAGTTCCGTGTCCGCACTATCAAGCTCCGTGGTCAGTACTCCCAGGGTCTTATAGTTCCCCTTTCCATTCTTGGTAAGGGCAACTATAATGTTGGCGATGATGTAACCCAAAAACTCGGCGTCACCTATTACGTTCCCGAGGATAACATCCGTAAGGCGGCTAAGCCACCCAAGCATCTGCGTTATCAGTCCATGGCAGCTCGCCATAAGGACCTCTTCAAACGTCAACCGTTCCGTTGGTTGATGAAGCGCGAGTGGGGTCGTGCTTTCCTCTTCCTTTTCTTCGGTAAGAAGAAGGATAAGCCCAAGGCATTCCCTTCCAAGTTTCCATTCGTGCATAAGACTGACGAAACTCGCATCGAAGCCCTACCGCATTTGCTCGGCTATCCTAATCCTCTCGTTGTGACGGAGAAGCTGGACGGGACGAGTTCGACCTATATTCTTGAGCGCCTCAAGGGTAAGGATAAGTACGAGTTCTGGGTACTCTCGCGTAATATCCGCCAGTTCAATGAGGATCAAGACTGCTACCACGATTACAATATCTACTGGGCGATGGCGAAGAAGTACGATATCGAGGCTCATTTGCGTGAGTTCCTTGAGAAGAATCCCGGCTATGACTATGTTTGCGTTCAGGGCGAGAGTGTTGGTACTGTTCAAGGTAATCCACTCAAGCTCAAGGAAGATGATCTCTATATCTTTAACTTCGTTACTCCCGATGGTCGTATTTCCTCTCTAGAGGGCAAGAAGATTGTCGAAAGCTGGGGTATGAAATGGGTGCCTATCCTCGACGAGGCGTTCATCATGCCTACTGACATGGAGGAGTTCAAGCAGATGGCTACAGCTAAATCTGTCGTGAATCCTACCGTTATGAGAGAAGGTATCGTACTCCGCGATCCGAAGACCGATCTCTCGTTCAAGAACGTTTCTCGTGAGTATTTGCTCAAGCATGAAGGATAATTATAAGGGAGTCTAAATAGATGAATACAAAGACCAAATTCTATCTTATTCTTGGCGCGATTGCCATCGCCATTATTTTATTTAATATGGCGATCTTCGCTTCGGCAAATAACCGAGTAGTCAACTATGAAGAGCAGATTTACGAGTCTCAAAGCTCTTTGCAAACACAAGAGAAACGTCGCGTAGATTTGCTCTATAATATGGTAGACGCTATTGAAAACTACAACAATTATGAACAGTCAACACTTCTTCAAATTGTTGAAGTACGAAAGAGTGTTGATAATGGCGATATTGAGAGTGCAGAGACATTAATTACTGCTATGGTAGAAGCATATCCAGAGCTTAAATCTAGCGAGAATTATCGTCAGTATATGCTTGAGCTTGCAAATACCGAAAATCTAATTCAGAACTATCGAGAGAACTATAACAATCAAGTCAAAGGATATAATAACTATATTCGCTCTTTCCCTGCTAAATTGCTCCTTGGTATTATGGGATATGAAAAAGTGGATTTTGAATATCTAACCTTTAATGTATCCCCTGACGCACCTACAAACCTATTTCACAACACTTGAGATAAGGAGATAAAAAGATGGAGATTACCAAACATGAAATCTTGTTTAGTATTGTTATTATTCTTGCCATGCTTGGACTCGGTCTTTTTATCTCCAACGGTATTACTAAGTCTGCCATTGAACAAAATGAAATTCTTCAAAAAGCGTTAAAAGTAGACGAAAATCCAGAGGCATACGATTATAGTCTCAAAACAAATGTTCCTAATATCTTAGCTTATGGAACAGCAACAGCGAATCAACCTGTTGGACTTCCAGAAATTATAGGTGAGTATAGCTACATCTATAAACATAAAGAGCGTTATACTCAACACACTAGAACTGTTACAACAACAGATAGCGAAGGTCATACACACACTCACGTTGAAATTTATTATACTTGGGATGCTGCAGGTTCTTCTGGATACTCAACGGATACGGTAATTTATCTTGGAAAAATCTACTCTATCGAAACATTAAAGCCAAAAAGTAGTCAACTGTCACTAAATTCTACCACTCTAAAAAGTGAGTATCTCGATTGTGTAGGGTGGGATGGATACTTGTATGAAAGCAGTTGGGATACTTGGGGACATAGTGTAGGTGATTTAAGATGGTATTTTACATATGTCCCCAAGCAATATAAGGGTTCGCTACACATACAAGATACTACACAATTACGCTTTTATTATGAAGAAACAATAGAAGAAGTAGTCGAAAATAGTGAGGTAAGTATTTCAAAAGGTCGTATCACTTTCTGGATAATCTGGATTCTCCTCACTTGCGGGACTGTAGCTGGTTTTTATTATATCGACAATAGATGGTTAGAATAATGACATATAATAATTAGAACATGACCCTTGATTGGTCATTTTTTGAATCTTTATAAAGAGAGCCTTGAATAAGGTTCTCTTTACTTTTTTAATTATTTATATTATAATATATCTATAAGAAAGGAAGTGGGTAGTGTGACTATAAAGCATGATTATTATACCGAGATAAATAAAGCGTTGATCAGCTATGAACAATATAAACCCTACCACACTCATAAGATTGAGTGGATTACCAACCGTATCGACTGGTGCTGGCGATGGCGGAAAATTACCGAAGAGCAAATGAACGAGCTGGTCGATCGAGTTATAGCAGTTATGGAACAGCAGAAATATGCTTAATAGAAAGTGGTGGTAAAGTATGGCAAGATATGTAATATCCGATTTACATGGTAGATTCGACCTCTACCAAGAGGTGGAAAAGTTCCGCAAAACCGGCGATAAGATTATCTGTCTGGGCGATTGCGGCGACCGAGGTCCGCAGAGCTATGAGGTATGCAAAGCGGTTGCCGATAATCCCGATTGGGTGCTCCTCATGGGCAATCACGAACATATGACGCTCGAAGCTCTGAAAGAAGGAATTACGGGACACGATTCTAGTTTCTATACGCCAAATGCGTACGATGTTTCTATGTATAATGGAGGCTTTGATACCTACCTGTATATGAACGAGGACGCTTCCTGGTGGATCAGTTATCTGTCCAAACTTCCATATCGCATAGATCTTCGCAGCGATAAGGGTTTCAACCTGATTCTCACCCACGCTGGCTTCGATATTCTCAAACCCAAGCCGACAAATTGGGAGTATGTATGGGATCGTTCTCACCTCACACTCCCCTGGCCGGTGAAGCAGGGATATGACGATATTGTGATGATCCATGGTCATACTCCTATTCCAATCTTAAAAGAGGATTGGAAAATTGATGATGGTAGTTACTTCTATGCCAACGGTCATAAGATTGATATTGATACAGGAAGTGTATGGACTGGCGGCACCATCCTGTTTAACATCGACACTTTTGACGAAGATATTTTTATGACTGGGGTAACAAATGAGAGTTCTAAAAGGTTATTTTTTTACAAAGAAAAATGGAACGGTCGAAGTTCCTCCCGACCATCTTGCTGTAATCAATCTCGCTCCGGAAACTTATTTTCATAATTTTGACTATTCGATTAAAGAGAATGCTGACCTGCATGGCTATATGTTTTTGGTGACAGAAAGTGAGGAGAAAAATGACTCGTGAATTGAGAATTCTTTGCGGCGCGCCCGGTAGCGGCAAGTCTACATGGGCAAAAGAAGAAGCCGCTCGTTTGGATGCCGATTGCTGGTCCACTGCCATTATTAGTCGTGATAAGATCCGCTTCCGCTTACTCGACGAGAATCCGACCGATGATTACTTTGCCTACGAGAATCAGGTATTCAAGGAATTCGTTGATGAAATTAATGAGTGTCTACGTCTTGGTATTGATTATATCTTCGTCGATGCTACTCACGTTTCCTGCGATTCGCGCGCTAGGGTATTGCGCCGGCTAAAAATCGATCCTGCCACCTCTATTCGCTTCGACGTGTTTAATCCGCCGCTCGAAGTGATTCTTTATCGAAATAGTCTTCGCAAGGGGCGTGAGTGCGTGCCGGTCAAGGCGGTGAAAAGCATGGCGGCTGCATTTAAGACGCCCACTTTCCTCGAAGCCGAAAATTGCGGCTTGGAAAACGGAGTCTGTATCGTGAGACATAATTAAGGAGTAAAGTCATGAATAAAATTTTTCTTACCTCAGATCTCCATTTTATGCACGATCGGGAGTTCATCTGGGGCCCGCGCGGTTTCAAGAACGTTTATGAAATGAACGAAGCTATCATCAAGCGTGCCTGGGAAGTTATGGACGCAGGAGACGACCTCTATATCCTTGGTGATATGATGCTTAACGACAATGAACGAGGTACCAAACTAATGAATGAAATGCCTGGACGAAAGCATCTTATCATTGGAAACCATGATACGATTACGCGAATCGCTCTATATCAAGAACGAGTTGCAAATTTGGAAGACCGGCCACTTTATGCTGATATGCTGCACTATAACGGATACCACTTCTACTTGTCCCATTACCCCACGATGACGGGCAATCTTGAAAAAGAGTCGCTGAAGCAGGTAACCTGTAACTTGTTCGGTCATACGCACTCAAAGGATAAGTTCTATCAAGATATTCCCTATATGTATAACGTGGCTGTTGACGCTCATGACTGCTATCCCGTTGATATCGACAGTATTATTCTCGATATGGAAGCAAAAGTCAGAGAATGTAAGGAGATGCTATAATGCAGAAACAAATCAGAACAATCCAAATTGCAGCAGTGATTGCGCTAATCGCACTCAATATAATCACGCAAACCTGTTCAAAAATTCTCAAGGAGGACACAAGTGAATGACACCTATCTACGACGCTCGACAGTTGGGCAAAGGCAAAATGGCAGTACTTGGTTTCCAACACCTGTTTGCCATGTTTGGAGCGACAATACTAGTTCCTATCCTAGTCCAGAGCTATGGTCTGCCACTTTCAATCCAGACCGCACTGTTTTTTGCTGGTCTTGGGACGCTCTTCTTCCATCTATGTACCAAATTTAAGGTTCCTGCTTTCCTCGGTTCTAGCTTCGCCTTCCTTGGCGGTTTCGCAACAATAGCAGGAATGTATGAGGGTGTAGATCCTCAGACCAAGTTAGCCTATGCTTGCGGCGGCATCGTAACCGCAGGCTTAATGTACCTGATCCTCGCAGCAATCGTTTACAAGGTGGGTGCGGATAAGGTAATGAAATATCTGCCGCCGGTGGTTACAGGTCCGGTAATTATTCTAATCGGTTTGACCTTGGCACCTTCTGCTGTGGCAAACGCCGCGATGTGCTGGCCCCTAGCACTTGTGGCGCTCGCAATTATCGTAGCCTGTAATATATGGGGCAAAGGCATGATTAAAATTACTCCTATCCTGTTGGGAGTTGTTGGCGCGTACCTTGTAGCGGTAGCAATGCAAGCGTGCGGTATTACAAATGTTGATGGGAGTCCTCTAATCGCGTTTGCGGCCGCGCCTTCCTGGATCGGTCTGCCGGATATTACGATCGCCAAGTTTGACTTCTCGGCGATTATGGTAATGGCTCCGATCGCTCTCGCAAGTATGATGGAGCATATTGGCGACATTAGCTCTATTTCTGCTACTATCGACCGTCCGCTTATCAAAGACCCCGGTCTACATCGGACTTTAATTGGCGATGGACTCGCCACTTCTCTAGCCGGATTGTTCGGTGCGCCAGCTAACACTACCTATGGCGAGAACACGGGTGTGTTGGTTCTGAGCAAGGTGTATGATCCCCTGGTAGTAAGAATCGCTGCAGTTCTTGCCATGATCATTGGCTGCCTGCCACCTGTCGCCGCACTCATAGGCTCTATTCCTACCGCAGTCATTGGCGGTATCTCCTTCATCCTCTATGGAATGATCTCTGCTATTGGTGTCCGCAACCTAGTAGAAAGTAAGACAGACCTAAAGGATTCTCGCAATCTTATCATTATCGCGGCTATCTTTGTGTGCGGGCTCGGGTTCACTGATGGCTTGATATTTAGCCTTGGCGCGACTTCGATCACGCTTACTGGACTCGCTATAGCTGCGGCTGCAGGTATCATTCTAAACGCTCTACTTCCAAAGGAGAATGCATGAAACTTGTTTGTGTAAATTGCGGACGAGAAATTTTACCAGATCAACCTCTCAAGATTGTTTCTTCTTGCATGTATATTCACTCCACCTGTGATAGAGACTATAGACTCCATCTTTCGCGCTTAGTAGAAGAATTAAAATACATTGGCTCTCGGGAGTAATCCCGAGGGCTTTCTTTTTTACCCTAGCCTCCGGAGACGGCCGAGTTCCTACGCGTATAGGCTCCACATTTTTTTCTCCAAAATCACCTAATAAAATTGCTTTTTAGAAAAACATATGGTATACTGAATAAAAGAAACAATAAAGGAGATATAAATTAATGAGCGCTGTTACAGCAATCTATAACGCCCCAGTAGTCGGGAAAGCTGTACTTCCAGAATCCGGCGAAGTAAGTATTATAATTCAATATCGTGGGCGACTTTATCAAGGAGTAGCTTTATTGCACCCCGAAGATAAAGATTTCTTCTCTGAAAAGGTAGGTTGTAATATAGCCCTTGCTCGAGCCCGCATTGAAGCTCTTTAGGATGCTCTATATGATACCCGCTTAGAAGCCCAAATTAAACAGCAGATGCTAAATGAAGTTACACGATTTGGCGAATTTAATGGCAAGAATGATATGTATGACCCTACTCAAATGTTCCGTCAAAATGCTTGTCGAGCCATTACTCGTGTAGAACATCTACAAGAGACTTTAGCAAAGGAGAAAGAAAGATTAAAGAATTATTTAACCAATCATGGACGCGCTATTCGTTCCATCAAACTCCGCCGCTTAGACCTAATGCAAAAGGACGAAACAGAACAATAATATATCTCCAATCTTCAAATAAGATAGAGGTGGTAATATGAATAATTTACTTACCGGCTATCTGTTCACTATTGTAGCGCTTTCTCTCTCCGAAGGAGTTAGCGGTATAATTGGTGCCGCAGCAGACAACGTAAAAGCCTCTATTAATCTTAGCACTGCCCGCAAGCAAGTTGAAATTAATAAGCTTGCTATGCTCGCTGACAAGATGGGAAATGATAGTAGTCGCGTTGTCGGATTTACAATTCCAACGGAAGAGGATGATGAAGAATATGAGGATGATGAGTAACCCTGATATCAAGTTCTATGATACATGTTCACTCTTGTTAATGGGAGACAGGTTGTTTGACTCGGGGGAGAAGTTTCTAATATCGTCGATTACCTTCTCTGAGCTGGAATATATCAAAACAGCCAGTAATAAAGATCTTGATACCAAGTATTCTGCCCGCCTATTGCTTCGATTATTCGAGCAGTATCCCGACAGGTATACTGTCGTTATCCATACCACCAATAATGAAAAATGGATAACTGATAATGAGCTGGAGATTACTAACGATACCAAGATACTCTCCGACGCGATCTATTATGATCAAAAGGTTCGCCCCGACGAAGTTGTATTCGTCACCAATGATCTTGCTCTCAAACATCTCGCCAATATTTACTTTGGAAATGGTATGATAGATAGCGTACTCGAAGACGACGACAGCTATACGGGGTATGTAGAAGTAGTTGCAGATGATGAAAGACTTGCAAGTTTCTATCAAGAAATAGAACATAACTGGTGGAACCTTAAAGTTGGACAGTATCTTGTATTAAAGAATACAGAAGGGGAAATCTTAGACGCTCGGTGCTGGACCGGAGAAGAGCATAGATATCTAAAGTATAATGCTTTTAACTCTGAGCATTTTGGAAAGGTTAAACCTCTTGATATATACCAAAAATTATTATTTGATAGTTTATCGAATAATACTATTACAATGGTTAAAGGCCCTGCTGGTAGCGGTAAGACATTAATCTCTCTTGGTTTCCTCGCAGGAAAACTAGAAAGACATGAAATAGATAAAATAATTGTATTCTGTAATACCGTAGCAACTGCTGACGCTGCTAAGCTAGGTTTTTATCCTGGTACTAAAGATGAGAAGCTCCTTGATTCTCAAATTGGTAATCTACTAATTAGTAAGTTCGGTGGTCGCATAGCAGTAGAACACTTAATGAATGAAGAAAAGTTAATTTTACTACCTTTTTCTGATTTAAGAGGTTATGATACTACTGGTATGAGAGCTGGCATCTATATTTCTGAAGCACAGAATCTAAGCCGCACGCTCATTAAGCTTGCTCTACAGCGTGTTGGTAATGACTGCATATGCATCATCGACGGTGACGAAAAGAGTCAAGTAGATATGGTTCAATACTCTGGTAATAATAATGGTATGAGACGAGTATCCAAAGTTTACCGTGGAGAGCCTACGTATGGAGAAGTTCAACTGAATAATATCTATAGAAGTAGAATTGCTGAGATTGCTGAAAAGATTTAATTATAGCCCGCTCCTAAGAGCGGGCTTTATTTTTTTATTTTTATATGCTATAATAAATAATAAAAAGAATAAGGAGAGAAATGAACAAATAATATGAAATATTGGACTGATAAAGAAACTGGAATCCGTATGTGTAAACCAGATTGTGCAGATGAATGGCTACAATTTATATGGGAAGTAGGAGTAGATTATGATGGAAATAGGACTCCAGAAAGCCTTATGAGTTTAATTGATGAAATTATCGAATATAGCCAAAATGCACGTCAGTGCTTACGGAAAGGAAAGATTTTTTCTAATGAAATGGAATGACTTATTGAGCGGTCTAGCAAAAACAAAAATGAGGGAGCTCGCCGAACACGCTCAACAAGAGAGAGATAAAGGTAAAGTTATCTGCCCGCCGCAAGAAGATATCTTCCGTGCGTTGGCACTTACTCCACCTGATAAGGTTAAAGTCTGCATAATCGGTCAAGATCCGTACCATACGCCAGGAACCGCGAATGGACTCGCCTTTTCGGTGGCTCCTCATAACACCATCCCGCCTAGTCTGAGAAATATTTTCAAAGAGCTACAAAGTGATGTTGGGAGCGGCCGCCCGACTACTGGCGACTTGACACCATGGGCTGAGAGGGGTGTGCTCTTACTTAATACGGTTCTCACCGTTGAAGCTCATAAAGCTAATAGTCATGCTGATTGGGGTTGGCAAGATTTTACTAGCGAAGTATTTCGAGTATGCTCTGAAATGTCTCAACCTATAGTTTTTATCGCTTGGGGCAAGAGCGCTCAAGAAATAGTATGGAGGTTTTTCCCTCCTGAAACGGGATGGGAAGCGCTCATGAGCGACCGCCGCAAGGCTTGCATTTTCTCTACACATCCCAGTCCTTTTAGTGCTACACGAGCATCTTCTACCGCTCCTGCTTTTATCGGCAGCAAACCCTTTTCTACTGCAAATAAGTGCCTTGAAAAGATGGGCGCAGAAATAATTGATTGGAGATTACCATAATGAGATTATGGCATGAAGCACTTCTCCCCTATCTCCCTAGACAGCAGCTCCTCGGTCAGCACCGCGAAGTATGCGCACTCAGAGGCAGAGGTTGGGGTCGCAATCACTCGGTTGTGAACTACGTCTTTACTCACCCTAAAGAATGGCTCTGGGCCTATCATATGAGGGTTATGGCAGAAATGATCAACCGAGGTTATAATCCCGATATAAAATGGTCTCAAATCTGGTACCAAGGTGAATCAATGCCAGCAAGAGATAAAGACGAAATAGATATAGATGGACTAAACGCGAAATTCGCGGCCGGAGGCTATATCTACCCAGAGCATGATGATGCGTACCTTGAAGAGTGTTTAAAAAATCTTGAAGGTAAAGGTATTAATCTAAGAGATGAGGTCAACAAAAATGACTGACGTTGAAGTCCTACAACGAGAACTTGAATGTGTCAAGCGTCAACAATGCGATAGAGACTGTTTTCACTGCGACCTTGTTATGGAGGAGCAAGATATCATTCGAGCACTTGCACACGCTATCAATATTTTAACGCTAGATGTTTGAACATCTAGCGTTTTTATTAGCTGTAGCTTGATTTTATTATAAAAATAAGGTATAATATATGTATAATAGAAAAAAGTGAATGAAAACTTTAACAAAAGGAGGTTATAACTCTTGGCTGACAAAACCCTATACACAGAAAAAAGTATCGAGTCACTTAGCCCACTAGAGTTTACAAGGCTCCGGCCGCAAGTCTATGCCGGTGATTGTACCTACTCAACCCAGCTTTTAGTCGAAATTCTCGCTAATGCGATCGACGAGTTCCGTCTCGGTCACGGTTCGGATATTGATATTGAAATCAATAAGGATATGGTTCGCGTAAGAGACTATGGACAAGGCTTCTTAGTTAATTCTATGCGCGATGATGGCAAGACAGTTCTTGAAGCTGCATTCTCCGTCCTTAATACTTCCGGTAAATATCACGACGATGGTGTTTACGAAGGCACATCATTAGGTTCTTTCGGAATTGGTAGTAAGATCACTACCTTCCTCTCTCATTGGCTTCGCGTTACTACTTATCGCGATGGTCAATATGAACAGATCGACTTTAAGGAAGGCGAATTTGACAAACGACAGGTTGGTAAAACTGTTCACGCAGAAGCGGTAGGCACAGAAGTTTCTTGGCAACCAAGCGAAGCGTTCTTTACACATACTGAGGTTGACGCTGACTACATTACAAAACTCGTTAAGACGCTTGTATGTCTTTGCCCTGGACTTACAATTACCCTTGCTATTGATAAAAAGAAGGACGTCTATCGCTCTGAACATGGTATTGACGACCTTGTAGACCAGGGTGTCAAGGATAAAGAAATCATCAAAAACCGTTTTGCCACCCACTTTGAGGAAGGCAAGAATAAGCTAGACCTCGTCCTTACCTATACCTCTAACCACTCACTCACTCTCGTCCCCTACGTAAATACCGGTCTTACCGAGAGTGGTCCGCATATCGTCCAGATTAAGACTCTTCTCACTCGCGAGTTCAATAAGTTTTTCCGAGAGAAGGGGTATCTCAAGGAAAAGGACGAAAATCTGTCTGGTGATGATATCCAAGAAGGTATGTACCTTGTCTTTAATGTCACCGCACCTAATGTAGCTTACGATGCACAGGTTAAGTCCCGTGTTACTAAACTGGAAATGAAACCATTTACTTCTGCTCTTGCTGAAAACTTACAGTTCTGGCTGCAAGCTAATGAGAAGGAAGTAAAAGCGATCGCAGATAAAGCTCTCGTAGCTCGTAAGGCTCGTGAAGCCGCTCGTAAGGCGCGCGATGCCGTTAGAGATACTAAGCCTAAAGAGAAAAACACTCTTAAGGCAAAGATGGCTTTGAGCGATAAATTCATTGATTGTACTAATAAAGACCCCGAAAAGCGTACACTCATTATCGTTGAGGGCGTATCCGCTGCTGGCGCAGTTATCGAAGCGCGTAATCCTCAAACTGACGCCATCTATCTCCTTAGAGGTAAAATTATCAGCCCCCTCAAGACCGATGTAGCTAAGATTCTTGCCAATCAAGAGATGAGTGACTTAGTAAAGGTCATTGGTGCAGGATTTGATAAGACATTCGACCTTAGTAAGATGAATTTCAGTAAGATTCTTATCGCCACCGACCAAGATTCAGACGGCGAAGACATCGAACTTATGCTCACTACATTCTTCTTTACGTACATGCGGCCGCTCGTGCTCGCTGGCAAACTTTACCGTGCTGTCACGCCGCTATATATCGTCCGCCGCAACGGTAAAGAGCAATACTTCTATAGTGAAGAAGAATATCAGAATTGGCGTAAAGTAGACGGTAAAGGTGACGTCACTCGTGCAAAGGGTCTTGGCGAACTGAATGCTCCCGACCTCCATGCGGTCTGCTTTGAGCATGAGAGATATAAGAGACTTACGGTTAGTGATGAAAAGGCTGTAACGGCTCTACTTGAAACCTTGATGGGTAGCGCTATCGAACCCCGTAAGCAATACATCTACAATAACGCAGAAAGGCTAGGGTTTAACTTCATATGATTGAAAACTTTATAACCGAACGTGACGTACTTGAAGAAGCGAAAGATAATTTCCTAGTCTATGCCGAAGAGGTGCTCACCGACCGAGCAATCCCAAGTGTTGAAGATGGCCTTCTATCCTCCCAGCGCAAGATTCTCTGGACTATGGAAGATCCATTGAAAATGAGCGCTAAGGGTAAGACAAAAAAGAGTCAGAGTATTGTAGGTTCAACACTTTCTAC